CAGGCGGCCAGGCCGAGGTGCTGGAGCCTTTCAAGTTCGAACCACGCCCACCGCGCAACGAGCCGGCGCCGACGGTGAAACGCCCCAGACCCAACGGCGCGCAATTCCGCCGGTACAACGACGAGTCTTCTGACCGCGTCTTGCTGGAGAGAATCACCGCAATGCGTGATCTGGGCGTCAGCCGATGGACGTCCGCGAAACGCTTGGGCATCAGCAGAACGCGGCAAACCCGGCTTATCGAGACATACAACCTCGACTACCCGAAGCAGAGATCAGGCTGCGGCAAGAAGGTTTTCGGCCAGTGAGACGAACCCTGCCTCAACGCCACAAACGCGCTTCCCAACACCAACTCCCACCCAGCGGGCTGAAAACCCAAGCGGAGAATTACGCATGTCCAAAGCAACTGATACCACCGAGTTCCTCGATGAGCTCAACGGTGGTGCCTTCGCCAGCCAGATCGGTCACGCCCTCTCGGAAGTAGCTTCGGGAGTCGTGGACCACGGCAAGCCTGGAAAGCTGGTGATCACGCTGGACTTCACGCAAGTCGGCGAATCCCACCAGGTGAAGATCAAACACAAACTGGAATACAAGGTGCCGACCAAGCGCGGTGGGCGAAGCGAGAACACCAGCCAGGAAACGCCAATGCACGTTGGTGAAGGTGGCCGGATCACCTTGTTCCAAGAGAAACACGACCAGCTCTTCAGCCGTGACGAAGCGCCGATCAAGCCCCGCACCTGATTCACCGCTGCACCTCCCTTCCCTAAGAGACTTTGAAAATGTCCCTGAGCAAAGAAGCAATCCAACTCATCACTGACACGTCGCTCCAAGCGACCGGCAAGTCGCTGGCCACTTTGGTGCCTACGGTGGTGCTGCCTGAAAACACAAAGGTCGTCGACCTTGAGAAATACCAGGCGCTGCGCAGCCGCTTTCGCGGCATCTTCTCCACCCATTCGCTGGCCGACTTCAGCGCCTACGTGACTGACCGTGCCACCGATGCCGCTCGCGGCTTCATCAATCAGGACGAAATGAGCTGCGCACTGCTCTTCAACCTCGGCGACGTGAACGAGCCTGGTCACGCCGATGACCGCGCTGTGCTGAAGCTGAAAGCGTCCGCTGGTTATAAGGCCGTCCAGGCAATTGCCGGTGAACGCCTCGCCCAGAAGGACCTAAGCGATTGGATCGAAGACTGGCATCAGTACCTGACGCCGGTTGACGACGCAGGCACCGCCATCCCGATCGCCAAGGCAATCGCGGCCGTGCGAACCATCACGATCAAAGCAACCAGCGAGTCAGAAACGACGGTTGGTGACACCAGCGCCAGCCGTAGCGCGATGGACCAGATCGAAGCACGCAGCAAAGAAACCCTGCCGGCGGCTTTGCACTTCCATATCGTGCCGTTCGAGGGGCTGACAGAGCAGCTGATCAACTTGCGTATTTCAGTGATCACAAGCGGCTCTGTGCCAGTTCTGAAACTGCGCTGGGTTGGTGAAGAAGTTCAGCGCGAGGAGATTGCGCAGGAGTTCAAAGCGGTGCTGGAAGAGAAGATCGGGACAGCGGCGAAACTGTCGCTTGGAAGTTTCTCAGCATAATCTTGGACACCGCGCTTGCAGATATAGGCTCTCATCATCTGCGGCGCGGCACCCAACATCATCTATCGAACAGGTTCTGACCTAAGGTCAAATCTAACCTCGGAATTTTCCAAGGCGAGATGCCAAGTGCTCCAAATATTGAGCAGCAGCAACCTTTTGCTCGGGTCCGCCAGAGCCTTCCGAATCAAAGATCGAGGCCTTTGCAGCGTTCACAATGGGGGTCAATGGAAGGCCAGTACGGACATCCAGCTCTTTAAACAGAGCAATTACCAGATGCTCCAAAGCATCAACTTGCGCTTGATTACTCATATATCTCCTTGATCCGGCTCTATGCCGGTCAACACGTATAGCCCACCACCAACCTATTCGCCACCGTCCTGACATCGGAGGGCGGCGCCTGCATGGAGCATTGCGATGTTCATCAAAGTTTTTGAAATGCCTGGCATCTTCCAGGCGCTGTATGCCGCTCAGCACTGGCTGGAAGCAAACGGGTATAGCTACGGGTCGAGCTGCGTAATGCACCCGATCCCAGTGTTGAAGGGTGAGTTCGTCATTGCCAAGTGGAAAAACCTTACCAAAGCAGAGGTGGCGGCGCTGGATGGAAGCATTGACGGCGATCTCCGCAATGGCCCAATCACCGTCCGTTTGAAGCAGCCACCAGGTCATGACGACGCAGTTCGATGCTCAACCATATGACCTTCGAATACATCTTGCGGCGGGGCGTTCGCCAAACAGGTTTCCGCCAGCACCAAAGCCCGTTCGCGGGCGGCGCCGAACGTTGGCCATAAACCGAGCTCTTCACATACCTTAATTCCAGTTTTCCCCTTCATACGCCAGATGGTAATTCCGACGGGAGACATGCTGGTTTCCAGACCCCAGATAAAGTCAATTTTCCCGACTGATCCATTCGAATGGTTAAAGTCGATTGCATACGGTCTTTCGGTGATAGAAGTCATCATTGCCCCTCGGCGGCGGGGATGCCGAACAACAATGACCCCGAGCCACGCCGAGAGTTGACAGAAAATTACCCTGCTGCTGGCCACGGATACTCAAGCGCATCAACGGCCAACTCAATCTGATTTGCTGCGTTTGCAACATGCACCGACCGATAGTCGTGGTACTTCACCAGGCCGTCGATGGCGGCTTCGGATAACTGCTCAACGTCTATCCCCTGTTCCCGCGCCGTGTTCAAAACGGCCTTCAGCGCTATCTCCAGCGCAATCACTCGCTCTTCGCTCATGACAGTTCCCTCCCTGTGGAGATGTAAGCGTAGACGAATCTCAACTCCCACCGGAATCGAGCCATGAAATACGAACTCCACCTGGGCGATTGCCTGGAGGTGCTACGGGGCCTGCCCGCGAACTCGATTGATAGCGTTGTAACCGATCCACCCTACGGCATTCGCTTCATGGGGAAAAGCTGGGACGGACAGGACATTGAAGACCGCGCAGCCTACCGCGCCAGCATGCCCTCCCACCCAGATGCTTGCGGGCCAAATGGTGGTCATCGATCTGTTGCCGCTGAAGCCGGGAAATACGACCTAACTCCCGCAGGCATGCGCGCCTTTCAGGCCTTCACCCTGGAATGGGCAACAGAAGCGCTGCGAGTACTCAAGCCGGGCGGACACTTGCTCTCCTTTGCCGCCGCTCGAACGTACCACCACATGGCGGTCGGCATTGAAATGGCAGGCTTCGAGATCCGCGACCAGATCATGTGGGTGTTCGGTTCCGGCTTTCCGAAGTCGCACAACCTCAAGGGTGACCACGAAGGCTGGGGCACGGCGCTGAAACCGGCGCATGAGCCAATCTGCATGGCGCGCAAGCCATTCCCTGGAACTGTAGCCGCCAACGTTCAAACCCACGGAACCGGCGCAATAAACATCGACGCTTGCCGGATTCACGCAGAAGACGCGATCGGCGGTGAGTACTCCCAAAAACGCATGGCGCCGGGTCACGTTGTGAACTCGACCGGTAGCTACAAACAAGACATCCCCTTTATAGGCGTCATGAAGGCCGGGCGTTGGCCAGCAAACCTTATTCACGATGGCAGCCCCGAAGTGTTGGCTGTATTCCCCGAAGCGCCGGGCCAGCTCGCCGACGCCAGCACCAGCGATACGCAACGAGCTGGACAGAATGCATACGGGGTCATGAAGCAAGGAAGAGGCACAGAAGCATCCGCACAGAGCGAGAACACTGGATTTGTCGGCTTCAAGATGAAGCCAGGCGAACGGCGCCTCGACTCGGGCAGCGCGGCACGCTTCTTCTACTGTGCCAAGACATCGCGCGCCGATCGTCATGAAGGCCTGATCGACCCCGGCCCACAGTTCAAACAGGGCACCACGCTGCGCAAGGTTCAAACAACAGACACCAAGGGAAACAACCATCCTACCGTGAAGCCCACAGAGCTGATGGCCTACCTGCTCAGACTTGTGACGCCAGCGGGCGGTAGATCTCTTGATCCGTTCATGGGCTCAGGCAGCACCGGTAAAGCTGCGGCGCTCGAGGGATTCGATTTCATCGGTATCGAACGGGATCCGGAGTACATGGCGATAGCGAAGGCCCGCCTCGCATATGTCCATGTCCAAATCCAGCGCCAGCAGCGCGAGCAGCGCCTGCAGGATCAACAACTGAGCCTCTTCACCGCGTAGCCCCACCCTCTTCTTTAACGAATCACGCCGCCTGGCGAGGATCCCGCATGACCGCATTTCAAAAGATGCATCAGCTCGCCAACGAGCCATCGCCGACACTCGGCCTACCGTTTGACCAGGAGCTCATCGTTGATCTGTTCGCCGGTGGCGGCGGCGCCAGCAAGGGTATAGCCCGGGCGTGGCGGGAACCGGACGTAGCGGTAAACCACAACGCGATTGCGCTGGCGGTTCACCGGGCCAACCATCCGACCACGGATCACTATGTTGCCGACGTGTTCGAAGTGGACCCGGTGCTGGCGACACGCGGCCTCCCGGTTGCTCTGCTTTGGGCATCACCTGACTGCAAGCATTTCAGTAAGGCTAAGGGCGGAGCGCCGCGCGATCGTGAGGTGCGCGGCTTGGCC